TACAAAAGAGCATACAGAGCTGGACGGGACACGCAGGACACGCCGACAGCTACAACCTACGAAAGAAAATAGAAACGCTGGCAGAGGCAGCCATAGAAAAGGCTGCTTAAGCGGCAGAATGCAGGAGCGAGTACATGAGTAGCAATTTACTAAGGGTAGTACAAGAACAACAGGAAACCATAGAAAAGCAAAGCAGGCTTATTGCTGATTTAATAGCCACTCTGGAAAGCTGGGAGCAGACAGCAGGCTACGACGGCGCAGAGCTGAAAGAGCGGGCAAAAGATTTGCAATTAAGAGAAAGGCAGGATTTATGAACATGACTATTACAGAATTTATTGAGGCGGCGGCACATAACAAAATTATCCAGCTGGTAGTATTGGCGATTGTGTGCGACACGGTTTTTGGCGTGCTGCGTGCAATCAAAGAGAAGAAATTTAACAGCTGCGCAGGCATTGACGGGGCTATCAGAAAAGTAGGTATGCTTATTTCTCTGGTATTCATGCTGGCAATCGACGTACTGATTAAGATTAACTTAATCGGATTTATACCGGAGCAGGCACGTACATATTTAGGGCTTGATACCGTGGGCGTGGCTGAATTTTTCGCATTGCTTTACATTGCCTATGAGGTAGTGAGTATTTTTAAGAATATGGCATTATGCGGGCTGCCCGTAAAAAAGGTATGGGAAAAGGTGCGGGAGTTTCTGGCGAAGTATACGGACGAACTGCCGGACACAGACGAACTGGACGGGGACAGCACCACAGGCAACGTAGAGGAACACAGGACACAGGAAAGATAAGAATAATAAGGACATAGCAGCAAAGAGCGCTTGCGGGACACCGCAGGCGCTTATTTTGTATGCGGAAAGGCAGGAAATATGAACATTAACAGAAAGATAAGTAAGTACAATTTCAATAAGGGCAGCGTTTCCAGAATTAAGTATATTGTTATCCATTATGTAGGCGCACTGGGCGGCGCAGAGGACAACTGCCGATATTATGGCGGCGGCAATAGAAATGCGTCGGCGCATTACTTTGTAGGATTTAACGGCGAGGTATGGCAGTGCGTAGAGGACGCTAATATAGCGTGGCATTGCGGAGCGTCGAGCTATAAGCACGCAGAGTGCCGAAACGCTAATAGTATCGGTATTGAAATGTGCGTAAGGAAGAAAAACACAAAGAGCATGGGCGCAACAGATAAAGACTGGTATTTTGAGGACGCAACAGTAGAGGCAGCGGCAGAGCTTACCCGTTACCTTATGAATAAATACGGCGTGCCTGCATCTCATGTAATCAGACATTACGACGTAACGGGCAAGATTTGCCCTAACCCGTATGTATATAACACCAGCGCCCACACATGGGACGAGTTTAAGCGTAAAATCAGCGGGCAGGCAGAAACACCGCAGGGCGGCAATGAAAAAACAATCTGGAATTTTCTTACAGGAAAGGGCTTAAATGCTTATGCCGTGGCTGGTATTATGGGTAATCTGTATGCTGAAAGCGGGCTTATGCCGAACAACTTACAGAACACCTATAACAATAAGCTGGGTAAGACGGACGCAGAATATACAGCAGCGGTGGATAATGGCAGCTATGGCAATTTTGTAAAGGACAGTGCAGGCTATGGGCTGGCGCAGTGGACGTATTGGAGCAGAAAGCAGGCGTTGCTTAATCATGCAAAACAGGCGGGCGCATCCATTGCAGACCTTAATATGCAGCTGGGCTTTTTATGGGAAGAATTGCAGGGATACACAGCAGTAATGGACGCACTGAAAAAGGCGGGCAGTGTGCGTGCTGCATCTGATGCCGTTCTTACTGGATATGAAAAGCCAGCAGACCAGAGCGAAACAGTAAAGAAAAAGCGTGCAGAGTACGGCGAGGGATACTATAAAAAGTATGCAGCAGGAAACGGTACAAAGTATTACAGAGTGCGCAAGAGCTGGACGGACGCAGCAAGCCAGCTGGGGGCGTTTGCGTCGCTGGAAAATGCAAAGAGCGCTTGCAAGGCGGGTTATACTGTATATGATGATAACGGCAAGGCGGTATATACCGCAGCGGGGCAGCAGACAAGCGCAGGCGTTCCGTTTAGCGTACAGGTAGATATTTTAGACCTTAATATCAGAACAGGAGCAGGCACGAACTATGCAAAGACGGGAGAAACCACAGGAAAGGGAGTATTTACCATTGTGGAAGTGAAAGCCGGACAGGGCGCAAGTGCTGGCTGGGGACGCTTGAAGAGTGGCGCAGGCTGGATTAGCTTAGATTATGCCACAAGATTAGCTTAAGTTTTCGAGGGTGGGCGGTTCGCTGTCTGCCCTCTATTTTTTTGCGATTTTCTTAGAAATCTATACAAAAGTGTTGACAATATACCGAAAAAGGTATATAATAAAATCATGGAAAGGAGATAAGAACAAATAAGAGGCAAAGCCACTGGAAAGGAGAAACGGCACAATGGGTAAGAAAAAGAAACAAAAGAAAAAGCCTATCAACTGGCAAGAATTGGCAATCAGTGCAGTGATAGACTTAATCATAGGAACAATACTTATCATAATTGGTAAGTACATAGGTTAGGGCGAAAGCCCTAACCAACAGGCGGGCGATAAGCCCGCCGCCTATAAGAAATATAACACAAACCCAAAGCCGAGTAAAGAGTATGCTTTTAAAATTAGGAGTATTTTTAGTAGCAGTAGGACTGGTAAAGCTGCTGGTTGCTTTCATTTTGAGGGCAAGAGAAAAGAGAGGTAAGGCATGAATTTAGGCGAAAACATTAAAAAAGCACGAAAAGCGGCAGGCGTGACGCAAAAGGAACTTGCAGAGCGCCTGCAAGTATACCAGAAAGATATAAGCCGCTGGGAAAACAACGAGCTTACGCCAAACGCAATAACACTGGCGAAAATTTGCAGAGAGCTTAACGCCTCTGCTGATGAAATTTTAGAATTGAAGTAGAAACGAAAGCGAGGGCTTACTATGACAAAGAAAAAGGTAATTTTATTGGTAGTGGCTGCATTATTTGCAGTAAGCGGTTTAACGGCGCTGCCGTCTGGAAATATAACAGGTGGGGTGGGTTGTATTGTGATTGCGGCAGTATGCGCCTATTTTGGACTGAAAAAGAAAAGCGCAGGAAAAGAGAACGGAAACAGAACACCAGCGCCTGCCGCCGCATCTGGTAGCAGGGTTTTAGATACAATCAGAACGAAAGTAGTAGGCGTGACGTTCAATAATGAGGACGGAGAAAACAGGCAGGATATTTTAAGCAAAATGTCCGGTAGTGAAGATATTACAGTAGAAAAGTACACATACAACGGAGAGCCTGCCGCATACGTAAAGTGGGGCGATAAGGTAATAGGCAATCTATCGGCAGAGCTGGCGGGGGACTTAGCGAGAAAGTACCCGAAAGCCCGCTACACCGCAGAAATACTGGAAATTTCT